ATTTAATATTATTAAAAATGCCAATGCAGGTTCCAAGTACGTTAGAGAAGGAGATGCAGAGGTTGCCCCAATGGCAGACCCTGAATCCTATTGTTATGATATTGATGTTGCTGAGGTGGCTGAGTTGTGGCGTCGTGGTAGCGTTGTTGGTTCTTGGTTACTTGATCTTACTGCTGATGTGCTTCGCCGCGATCCAGACCTTAAACACTTCTCTGGAGGTGTATCCGATAGCGGTGAGGGTCGTTGGACGGTTACTGCCGCTGTGGATCTGGGGATACCCGCTCCTGTCATCACCACTGCGCTCTATGAAAGATTTAATTCACGCGGTCTTGGAGCTTTCGCGTCCAAGGTTCTAAACGGTATGCGTTATATGTTTGGAGGACATCACGTTAAATAGAAATAACAATACAGTATTAATTTAAATTGTTGATCAAAGGCAATGCTTTATGATATACTGGGAGGGAAACCTCCCTTTTTTAATGATCAGTTCAGAGACACCTTACAAACTTGCTGAGATTATTAGAGATACTTGGCCTCAAATTTATAGACCATCTAAACCACCAAAGAAGAAAAAAAATGTATGATTATTGGGTTGTGCTAGACAAAACCACTGGTAGAATAATTGCTCACTGTGGAGAAGAAAATGATGCATTGATGTTGATTGGATTTGATCCAGACAAAAGAACATATAGAAAACAAAAGTTTATTATGGATCAAGTAATTACAGTAACATCTACACAAGATAAACAACTTCCAGGACAGCAGGGTTTACCAGCAGCAAAAGAAAAACTACCTCATGTAGAACTTCAACAACAAGTATGGTTACCCGAAGGAATGGGAGAACCAGTAAACATCTAAATAATTTTAAGTTGTCTTTCCTCTATGGTTCTTTACAACTCTCAGCAAGAATATCTGTACAATTTACACACATGTACATCTTCAGAAGCGAGACGATTGTGGAGGCAAACGATACGAGAAAAATGGGATTATAAATGTGCTTATTGCGGATCTGATCAAGAACTAACAATAGATCATGTAATCCCACAATCTAAAGGGGGAAGCGACTTTACAACAAATGTTATTTGTTGTTGTAGATCTTGTAACCAATCTAAGTCTCATTTACCATGGCAAGAGTGGTATAAGAATCAAGAGTTCTTTTCTGAAGAAAATAAAAAAAAGATTCTTGAGTGGACATCTGGAGAACAAACAAAACCAGATTTATATGCCTATGGGAGACGTAGAAATAATGCAAGTTAATATATAGTAAAAAACATTACTTTTTTGAACTTATGAAATTTACAGTTTATTCAAAAGATGGTTGCCCATATTGCAGCAGAATTCAAGAGGTGCTAGAATTAGCAAACCTACAACATGTAGTCTACAAATTAAATACTGATTTTACTCGGGAAGAATTTTATTCCGAGTTTGGACAAGGTTCTACCTTCCCTCAAGTTATTTTAAATGACCAAGCCCATCTAGGTGGATGCACCGATACAGTTCACTATCTAAAGGAGCAAAAATTAGTTTAATGGATAATAATCTCCACGAAGTTTGTTTTGACGTTGAGAAGGCAATTGATTATGCCTTTAAAGGACAATTTGTGTTAAAATTTTATGACTATTTGAAAGTCCGAGGAACTAGAAGAGTAGACGTTGAACAATTTATTGAAAGTTCTACAGCAAGTGAAATCAACAGTTTAGTTATGGATCTTGACGATTATCTTGAAGGTGGATCTGATGAAATACATAAGCAACTTCGTGAGGGTTATGGGCATATTCCAAAACCTCAAGCAAGAAAAATTAGAAATTACCTTTATGGTATTTTAGAGGATGCGTGGAAATACAATCATGACAAAAGACCAGGAAGGAAAAAAAAGACATCTAAATAAAAAAGAAGATCTAAATATAGATCGAGGTTTAGAGTTAATGTTGCAAGCAGGGAGGAAACCATCTAAGAAGAAAACATTTCAATGTAAAAAGGTTTTAAAAATTTTAAACAGATCTTTTTATATAAACATTGAAATGTTAGTAGAGAAAACGATGCAAAAACACTCAAAGGAGAACGCTCATGCTAGCAGTAGCTTTAACTTTAGGAACATTAATTTCTATAATGTTTTTCTTCGTAGGATCTATAATTGGATGGTTGGTAAAAGATTATCTAAGCAAAAGAGATCTTAACTCATATCTCCATCCAGAAATGCTTGATGAAAATGGGAATATTATTCCTGACGAAATTTTAGCAGTACGTTTTGAAAATTACGATGACACAAACACCGACGAAGAGTACGACGAAGAAATCGACGAAGACTCCTGATTTAGATAGAAATTGTTTTATCTACGAAATTTTAGAATTAATATCTTCTCAAAGATCAAATTCTAAAAAAATTGAACTACTCAAAAAGTATGAGAATGATGCATTAAAAACCATTCTTATCTGGAACTTTGATGATTCACTTATTAGTATGCTTCCATCAGGAGAAGTTCCTTATGGTAATCTAAAACAAGATGCTTCCAATTCAGGAACTCTTTCTGATAAGATTGCTAATATGAATAAGAAAGATACTATTTCATATAACGGTACAGAAGAAGATATTAGAACTCAAAAAACTTCTATCAGAAATGAATATGCAAAGTTCTTTAACTTTGTAAAGGGTGGTAATGATTCTCTATCTTCAATCAGAAGGGAATTAATGTTCATTAATATTCTTGAAGGACTTCATCCAAAAGAAGCAGAACTATTAGTTCTAGTAAAAGATAAAAGACTAACTGATACATATAAAGTATCTATTGATAATGTAAAAGAATCTTATCCGGATATTATCTGGGGAGGACGTTCATGATTCTCTAATAGGAGGAAAATATATGTGGACAACAGAAGAGAAAAAGAATATTCCTCCTAAGTATGGTTGCGAATTGCTTCATATAGATGCAACAGATGCTATAATTAAAAATCCATCACTTCCTTCAGATGCTTATAATGTTTATTATTATTATGAAAATGAATTGAAAGTTGATGTTTGCAGAGGAAAAAAAGTAAGTATATTTGATATGTACTACGACAAATTTGGACCTAATTCAATTACTAAAATTGACTGGGGATATGGAAGAGTCAACCCAAAACTATGGGGATACAAAATACCTGAAGGAAAGAAAAAACGATGACAGAAGGATTTGGAAAAGAAAAAAGTTCTATTAAAGCGGTTTTAAATGATCGAGAACTTAATAGACTAATTAAAGAATATAAAAAAATAAAAAAATATAAGAAGTCTTCAATTTATACAGTGAAGACAATGGATGGTGATGAAAAAATTATTTCAACACTACTTGAAAAGTTTGGAGACGAAGGATAAGTGGGAAAGCATTACTTACTCAATTTGTATGGGTGCTCATTCGTCCTTTTAGACGATGAACGTTGCCTTATAGATTTGCTGGAAAGCGCAGCAATAGCGAGTGGTGCTACCGTAGTACAAACTATCTCTAAAAAGTTTGAACCTCAAGGAGTCACTGTAATTTGTTTACTTTCAGAAAGTCATATTAGTATTCATACATGGCCAGAAGAAGGAAAAGCAGCAGTAGATGTTTATACTTGTGGAGATTGTAATCCTAAGATTGGATGCGATATGATCATTGAACAACTTTTTGCTCAAAATCATACTCTAAGTTATATTGAACGATAAACTAAATATACTATATCTGGAGAAATATATGCTTTCTACACAATATCGTTTACGTCTTGAAGCAATCTGTGAAAGTATTGTGAAGTCAGAACCTGTAGAATTGAGTGATATGATTTGGGCGGAAAAATTGGCGAAAGCAAATAGATCTGCAGCGACAATTTTAAGGCAAGCAAGACGCCGTGCGGCAAACCCAGATATGCAACAAGGTGACTTGGATGATTTTATGAATCAACTGGATCTTGGAGATCCAGATCCTTCAAATCATAGAACAGGATTTAATACAGTAGACGATATAATTGATTTCTTTTCTGGTGATAAACCAGACGACTGGAGACAAAGAGACTAAATTGTAACAAAAGTTACAAACTTTATTGACTATATACGATAACGAGATTATAATATCTCTATCGTTCATTCGCTATTTGCGAATAGCGAACGGAAGTAAGCCGACTCGGAACGGATCGTTCATCTATGGAAGCACTCATTCTAACCTGCTTGCAGGCACAACTGATTGCCAACCGAGTTTATAAGGCAGAGATGCCAAAGCAAACTCGTAACGATCTCATTTGGGAGGTTAAACAAATCTCTCCAAAAGAGTGCAAAGTAGACGCAAAAGCCGACTGAAGGAACGCTCTTTAACCTAAAAAACTAAGGAGAACCCTAATGTCAAAAGTCGTATATCGTGGTGTTGAATATGACACCAATGATCGCCCAAATCAAACTTTCAAAAGAGAACCTCATGTAGAAATCTATCGCGGATCAATGTTCTGGGTAGATGAAAACGGAAATAAATTCTCTATGGAAAAGTCAAAGGGAGGTAATGTGGAATGAATACTTACTTCGTTCGATATTTAAAAACCAAAGCAAAGAAAGAAAAACTTCTGTACATTGCACAAATTAATATGGCAAAGCAACCACAAGTTGCTTGATTAAAAAAGGAGGATTGACATCCTCCTTTTTTTTGTGTACAATATGAATATCCAATGACAAAAATATGGATAAAGAAAACTTAATAAGAATAATATATAAACTTGAACAAGTATTGGAAGAACTTAAAAGTGAAGTTCACTCTAAAGTAAATGTAGAGTATGAAGAAACTTATCTTCCAGTAGAAGACTACGATGAAATTTTTGAAGAATCCGATTGAACTTAGAACTAGTATGACAAATTCAGTTAAACTAATCAGTGTAACACCAGATGCTGAGAAGCATATTGCTTACTGTGCTCGTGTAAGTAATCCGAATAATCAAGAAAACTCAAATATCGAAGGACTAATTAAATATTGTATCAAGCATCAGCACTGGTCAATTTTTGAGCAGGCATTTATGACTGTAGAGATTAATACTACTCGTGGTCTAGCAGCTCAAATACTTCGGCACAGATCATTCACATATCAGGAATTTTCACAACGATATGCTGATACTAATCTTCTAACTGAAGAAATTCCTGTTCCTGAACTTCGTCGTCAAGATTTAAAGAATCGTCAAAACTCTACAGATGATCTTGATCCAGAACTAAAGAGAAGTTTTGAACGTCGTATGAAACATGTATTTGCAGATGTTATGGATCTGTATGATGATATGTTGAATGCTGGTGTGGCAAAAGAATGTGCAAGGTTTGTATTGCCACTCGCAGTACCAACAAAACTTTATATGTCCGGTTCTATAAGGTCATGGATCCATTATATTGATCTTCGTTCTGCACATGGAACTCAGAAAGAACATATGGATATTGCTGAA